AGGATTTCTTCCCTTCCTTCAAAGACAACAAGCACGTTGGGACTAAGTACCGTAACCTAGAGAACAAGCGTGATCAGCGGTGGACGGGAGATCAAGGCGAGCTCTTCGGGGCTCATCTGTTCCCGTCTAACAAAGACCTACAAATCACGGTAACAGAAGGTGAATACGACGCCATGTCTGCCTACGAAATGATGGGCAGTCGGTGGCCGGTGGTGAGTGTCCTGAATGGTACGGGGTCTGCTCTTCAGGACATTCGCAACAACTTCGAATACTTGAACGGATTTAAAACCGTAGTCTTGTCGTTCGATAACGATGAGGCCGGTCAGGCAGCAGTGCGATCTATCACCAATCTGCCGTGGCCCGCAGGCAAGCTACGTATCATGCGTCACCAGCGTCACAAGGACGCCAATGACTACAAGGTTCACGGTGACAGCCAACAGTACACAAAGGAATGGTGGGATGCGCCTAAGTACACTCCCGATGGTCTTAAAATCGGAACGGACATTTGGGAAGAAATTATCAATCGTCCTAAGCACTTCCAAGTGGATTACCCGTTCGCCGGACTCAATCGTCTCACATATGGAATACGACTCTCGGAAATGGTTGTTGTTACGGCTGAGACTGGAATTGGTAAAACTAGCGTTCTCAAAGAAATTGAGTACAGCCTTCTCACGAACCCCGAGTGCATAGAAAAAGGATATGGCGTTGGTTTCATCCATCTTGAAGAACCAAATTATGATACCGCTTTGGGTCTTATGTCAATTCATAATTCAAAGCCTTATCATTTGCCTGACACTGAGCGTACCGTTGATGAGCTTCGATCAGCTTTTGATGCTGTTATTAACAGTGAGCGTGTTGTCATCTGGGATCACTTTGGTAGCAACACGGTTGACGCTGTTCTCGACAAAATCCGCCACATGGCTGCTCTCGGTTGTAAATACATCGTACTTGATCACCTTTCTATCGTTGTTAGTGATCAAAGTGGCGACGAGCGTAAGCAACTAGATGAGATCGCAACCAAGGCTAAGACACTGTGTATGGAACTCAATCTCGCCCTAATCTGCGTCATCCACCAGAACCGCCAAGGACAAATACGCGGGACGGCAGGCGTCGAACAGTTGGCGAATATCGTCATCAAGATGTACAGAGACAATACGGACTTGGACGAGTGGCGGCGTAACATCACGAAACTGGTGGTAGAGAAGAACCGATTTAGTGGCCGCACTGGACCGGCTTGCTGGTTGTCGTACAACGGAGTTACAGGAAGGTTGAGTGAACTAAGTGCAGAAGAAGTCATCAGATTTGAAGAAGGCAGAACAATCCGAGATCACGAAGTCGCCTTTTGACTTGTTTGAGGCATTGTATCTTATTCTTTCAGAAGCTAAGCCGCACAAATTAGAGATAGAATGTCTTGCTGAATTTGTAAAAGATGTTGAAAACTTTCGAGAGTGGGATGGGGATTATATGAGAGCAGCAAATCACGCATTGGTTGAATGGGATATTTAACACCAACAGTTAAGCATTGGGCGATTGACATTGAGACAGACGATCTGAATGCGACTGTCATATGGGTGGCGTGTGTCAAGAACGTAGTAACGAAAGAGGAACACACACTTGTCGGACATGAAGCAATTCGAAGGTTCATTGACGGACACCCTGACGTTTATTGGGTCACGCATAACGGGTTGGAGTTCGATATTCCTACTCTTAATCGTCTACTCGGTACGAATATTCAGGTCACTCGTGCAATAGACACGTTCGTATTGTCCATGCTTTACATGCCTACGCTGGAAGGGGGACACAGCCTAGAAGAGTGGGCGAAGCGCGTAGGGATGGAGAAGATTGATTACCATGATTGGAGTAAGTACAGTGAAGAAATGGCTCGTTACTGCCTTCAAGATACAAGGATTACTGCTGAGGTATTTCTTCGCTTGGCTCGGCGTATGCTTGACATTGGATTTACTGAGGTCGGGTGTAGCATTGAGCATCGTGCTTGGGCTATTATTCGTGATCAACGTAGGAATGGATTCGCATTCGACGTTCGAAGAGCTGGACTCTTATTTGCAGAAATACGAGAAGAACAAGAAAGACTAAAGGAGAAGATTTATGAACGATTCCCTCCCGTACTTACTTGCATTAGGGAGTATGGATCAGCTTTCAAAAGAGATGGACAACCTACTGCAAACTATCTCAAACACCAAGCAAGATTTCCAAGAGTTGAGCTCACGGGACACGGAGGCTATCGAGTCTTTGATTGGGTTGAGTTTAATCTTGGAAGTCCGCCTCAACGAGTTGCGAAACTTATTGAACTCGGCTGGAAGCCGCGAGAGTTCACACCAGAGACAGATAAAGGGGGCGGTGGAAATCCTAAAGCGACGGATGGCGGGGAACTCGTCCCGAGCCTCGAAGAGTTCGTCGAAGAAAGCGGCATCGAGGAAGTCCGATTAATTGCTCAATGGATGGCGTTGCAAGGTCGAGCAAACGCCGTAGGAAACTGGATAGACCTGTACAATGACAAGACCGGTTGCATCCATGGAAATCTCTGGCTCGCATCGTCTCTTCGGTATAGACATGACAAACCTAACACTGCAAATATACCCGCAGTACGTGTCGATAAAGATGAAAAACCCATCCTCGGAATTGCCGGATATTACACGTATGAAGCACGAGACCTTTGGACGTGTCGTGGCAGAGCTGGTGAGCGAAGGCTCGTCGGTGTTGACGCTAAAGGTATTCAACTCCGATGCTTGGCTCACTATCTTGACGACCCACATTTTACCGCAGCTATTCTTGCGGCAGACCCGCATGCCGCCAATAGGGACGCTTGGGGCTTTACTCCCGACGCCTCGGGCCGCCGCTTGGCGAAAACTATCCTCTATGCAATTGTTATGGGCGCAGGAGATGGACGAATATCAAGCGAGGCTGGCATCAGCATCAAAGAAGCCAAAGCCGCAAAGAAGCTTCTGTTCGACCGTGTGCCGGGTCTTCCGACGCTTATCAACAGGCTTAAAGCAGAGTTTAAACGCACTGGCAGAATAACGTTATGTGACGGTTCTAAGGTTTCAATGAAGCGAGACTATACGGTTATTCCGTATCTCCTTCAAGGTGACGAGAGCCGGATTATGAAGTTGGCGATGATCTACATCGACAAAGAAGTGAAGAAGGAAAATCTAGATGTCCTTAAAGTCGGGGATATTCATGACGAGCATCAGTATGATTGCTATATTGATCACGTTGATCGGTTTATTGATATATGTCGGGACTGTTTCCGTAGGGCCGGGGAATTCTTCAAGTATAAAGTGCCAATGGATTGTGACGCAAAGGTAGGTAACACATGGGCGGAAACACACTAGATATAGAGGTTTTGAATAAACTTCTTACTCACGCCTATAACCTAGGACGTGAAGATGAGAATCGAGAAGAACGAGGGATACCGCCTCTTGATCTTCCAGAAGAGTTTAAGAAAATACTTGACAAGCTACGATAATTCTGCTATAATACCCGTATTAAGAGAAGAAAGGTTTGTTAGAAATTGGCTCAATTTAATTACGTAACTGGTAAAATCTACTGGGCGAAAGTCCTTGGTAATCCCGTCCCGAACTACAATCGAGACGGTAACGAATGGACGTTTGATTTCGTGCCAGATAAGGAATCCCTTGCGACGTTTGAACAGCTTGGGATTGACAACAAGATGAAGGACAAGGGTGACGCAAGAGGCAAATTCCTCCAATTCAAGCAGAAGGAACTACAAGCGAACGGCAAGGCGAATTTTCCTATCACGGTCGTCGATGCTCGCAATAGGCCGTGGGACCCGAAGATCATCGACGGAAAAGTCACCAACCCAATCGGAAACGAAAGCGTCGTAGAGGTTAAGTTCAAGGTTGTCGATTACGGCAAGGGCAAACCGACTGGTGTTTATCCGCAGGCTATCCGTGTCCTTGAACCGAAGGTCTTCGTTCGACAGGAGTTCGCTCCGTTGCCGGAAGACAGTCCTTATCTCGCTGACGATTTCAGTCAGCCGGTCGTAGAGGACGTAGCTGACGTAGTAGAGGGCGATCCTCTAGAAGGTTAAACGTGTTTGTCACTTGAGTTCCATGACGGTGGATATACAGTGACTAGGACTGCACCCCGACAGTTGTGCAGCGTGGTGTCAATGTTTTACCGAGTTGACAACGAGAACAGCCAGAGCGGACGCACTCATCGGTATCCAGTTTTCCCCGGAGTTGTTTCTCCTTTCTCCGGGTTGTGGGTGCCTTATGGGTTAAGGTTAAATGGCGACCGTGATCGCGTCAGCCCACATCATTTTAGTGAGGTTATTTGGAACAGAGAAGTGAAGAATGGTACGCCGCTCGTTGTGGTAAGGTTACTGCTTCTAAAGTAGGCGACATTCTCGCTCGCATTAGGAACGGTAATTGGGCAGCATCTAGACGTAACTACGCCGCTCAACTCGTCAACGAAAGGCTTACCGGTAAACCCTACGTACCAACGTACACCAACGAGTACATGGAGTGGGGTAAAGATCAAGAACCGATTGCACGTGAAAAGTACATAGAACTTCGACAACTCGAAGTATCTGAAATAGGGTTCGTAGACCACCCTTCTATCGCTATGGCTGGCGCATCCCCCGACGGACTAGTCGGTGAGGACGGTCTACTTGAAATTAAGTGTCTCATAAAAGCCAATCACATGGACATTCTCCTTACGGAGAACCTTGAGAAGTACGAACTGCAAATGCACTGGCAAATGGCTTGTACTGGACGAAAGTGGTGCGACTTCGTTTCTTACAATCCTGAACTACCAGAGAACATGCAACTGTTTATTAAGAGACTGTACCGAGACGAGGAAAAGATTGAACGTATCGAACGTGAAGTCCGTATCTTCCTTGAAGAGGTAGAAGAAACAACAGCAGCACTTGCTGACAAATATGGAAGGTAATATTATTAGCGAACTTGTCATCCTACCCCTACGGAAGTACGAAGTACATTACTTGGTCTGGGGCGGCGAAGTAGAGGAACGTGTTGACGTTTTCACTGCTGACTTCCACGACGTAGCAGACGGGCGGGCCCGGTTCTATCGCACTGGTAACATCATTCGTGAGTACCATGCGCCACTGCTGTCACTAACAGTTACTCCGGTGAATGCCGAAGACGACCCCGCCTAATTTCCGTAGCAAATTCGAAGAGGCTATTTGGGATGCTGCCAAGCGCAGCCGCAAGTCTCTTGTCCACGAACCACATTTCATTCCTTACATTATGCGTGGTTCTTACTTGCCTGACTTCATTCTTCCGAATGGTATCATAGTCGAGGCAAAAGGTTATCTGGATGCGGCATCCTGCAAGAAAATGATTGCAGTTAAGAAGTCAAATCCGAGCCTAGATATAAGGTTTGTATTTCAAAATGCGAATGGTAAACGAAATAAGAGAGCTAAACTCCGTAACTGGGAATGGGCTGAGAAACATGGATTTCCTTGGGCTGAAAACACTATTCCACTTTCTTGGTGGAAAGAAGAATGTAGCAAGGAAATTGGTAGTTCAGAAGAGTTTCCTTCCTTCTCCGATTGAAGGTAATGATAACATCGAGGCTTTCTTTGTGGAAGACCTTAACGGTACTCTGTTGTTTGGTCCTTATAAACGAGAACAAGACGCCAAAGGTGTTCTAACACGTCTACGGAACAAGCATATTGGATAATCCCCGTCTGCTCGTGGTTGATATAGAAACTGCCCCTGCCAAACTCTTGGGGTGGGCCTTATACAACCAAAACTTTGGTGTCGATCAAATCGAAGAACACCCGTACATTCTGTGTATCGGTTACAAGTTTGTAGGCGACAAAGAGACACACTGTCTTACTAACTGGGAAATGTCTCAGGAAGAAATGCTCAATCGAATTATCGAGCTGATTTCTGAGGCAGATGCCATTATTAGTAAGAATGGTATTAGGTTCGACATTCCGTGGATTAGAGCAGAGGTCGCTCGTTACAAGCTTGCACCGCTGCCCCCGCTGACCCACATCGACTTGCAGAAGGTTGCCAAGGGTCACTTCCGATTCCTCAGTAACAAATTGGACTACATAGTCCAGTACCTAGGAATCGGTAAGAAGGTTGAACACGAAGGCTTCCCGTTGTGGCGTAAGGTTATGGCAGGTAGTCGAGAAGCTCGCCGTAGGATGGTTGATTATTGTAAGGGTGATGTAATCATCACAGAGAGGTTGTATAAGTACCTCAAGCCCTACATGTTGGATCATCCTCTGCTACGAGCAATCGGCGCAGAAGTTTGTCCTTCTTGTCACAGTAAGAAGACACAACGTCGAGGTAAGAGGTACACCCGATACTACGAAATTCAACGGCATCAGTGTAACAAGTGTGGTGCGTGGTTCAGCGGAAAGAGAAAGAAAGTAGCATGATGTTGATTAGTGTTCTCATTTTGTTCTTGATTGCTCTTTTGTTGGCTAAGTAAAAGAAAGTAGAATAACGAATGGACGAGATGCTCCGCAGAGCTATTTGTGATTACTTTGAACCGGGAGATTTTGCGGAGTGTCTCGGAATTACAGTAGATGATATTATATCGGCATTCCCCGATGAAGTAGATGACGCTCTTGATGATTTGAAAGAGTTGATGGAATACGAAGACGTAGGAGATGTTGATGACTAGTTTTCTTATATACGGACTGATTTCTTATGTAATTGGTGTTGGTGTAGGAGTTCTTATTTCAAAATGAGTAAATCGTTTTTCTTTTACGGAGTGTATGACGGTAACGAAGGCGACGACGTTTGGCGAGTTCTTCATGAACACTTTGAGAAACTGGCGGAGAAAGAAGTAGATGCTGAATTCAGTGATCGTCGAGCGAGCCGCAAGGAAGGTGTTCGTGAGTAAAGAGTTTACCCCCGACGACCCTAGTAAGATCGGCACAGGAGCAATTAAGTATGACGGAGGAAAGCCTTGCGTATTTCGCGGAGTAATTCAATACTTTCCTCGTGCGCTTTTAGCGGTGGCTAAAGTTAGTACGTTCGGTGCTCAGAAATATGCTTGGGGCGGTTGGGCTAATGTAGAAGACGGTATCAATCGTTATGCGGATGGGAAAGAGCGACATAACCTTTACGACGCTATGGGAGAGGAAATTGATCCCGATAGCGGAGAGCTCCACCTTTCACACGAAGTTTGGAACGCCTTAGCCCGACTTGAGCTCATCCTAAGAGAGAAAGAAAATGGAAATTCTAACTAAGCAAGATGCCGCAGTAATCACCAACGAGAGTAAGATCTCAGTGGGAAGAGGTTACTTCGATTATCTTGACCATAATCAATCAATCTTTAATATTGATGATATTGCAAACGCTTTGAGTAAGATTTGTAGATATACCGGCCACACTATTGATGATTGCTTTTATTCTGTGGCGGAACATTGTGTTAACGTCAGCCATGTTGTTCCTAAGGAAATGGCCTTTGAAGGTTTGATGCATGATGCACCAGAAGCGTTCATAGGTGATGTCAACTCAGTGTTGAAACAGTTCATAGGTCCTAAGTATAAAGAGTTAGACCATTCCATTAGCGAGTTTCTTTCTAAACGATATGGGTATCAGTATCCCTATCCTCGTGACGTAAAGGTTGCAGATGGTAGAATGTATCGTACAGAAGCGGCGCAAATTACGTATAACAACGATCACTTTTGGCTTTTGGATTGTGAACCATACGAACTGGATATTCAGTGTTGGAATCCAAAGAGGGCACGGCAGGAATTCCTGAAGAGATTTAGAGAATTGAGTTATGGAACTGAACAACAAGCAACGGAGAAAAGTACGGCGCCGAAACTACCTCGCGCGAGAGCTGCGTGATCGGAGATTCCAACATCAAGTCATACGAGATAAGCGTTCTCACCTCATTGACGACATTCATGAACACGAGGCAGAAGAAGATCTGTTTGACTACTTCGGAATAGGGAAAGCACCTAAAGAATGAATAACCCAGTAATTACTAAGAATGCAGACGGTACTGTAACCGTCGCAATAGGAGACTATTCTGCCACCTTTGACAAGGGCGTAGATACAAACATGATATGCGTAGGGGTTGAGAACCTCATTGAAATGTCAACAGGTCTGTCCGCTTTTCAGATCTCACTAGATGTTATGAAGGAGTTCGTCAACGCGGATGGATGATTATCAAAGGTTTATACATGCGTCACGCTACGCTCGTTGGCGCGATGATCTAGGACGACGAGAGACTTGGGAAGAAACTGTAGCCCGCCTTACTAATTATTACTTTGAGAAGATTACCATAGGCGATGAAGGCTATCAAATTAAGTTGGACCTTCACGAAGCCATTAAGAATATGGAAGTCATGCCCAGTATGCGGGCAATGATGACTGCCGGTCCTGCTTTGGATAGGTGCAACGTCGGTGCTTATAACTGCGCTTATCTGCCGGTAGACAGCCCACGCTCCTTCGACGAGGTGATGTACATTCTTATGTGCGGGACAGGCGTGGGCTTTTCAGTTGAAGAGAAATACGTCTCTCAGCTACCACGTATTACGGAGAATTTCGATCACACAGACAGTGTTATTGTCGTTGCAGATAGTAAAGAGGGATGGGCTAAGTCCTTCCGAGAACTCATCACCCTGCTTATTGCAGGTCAGATCCCCAAATGGGACGTCAGCGGAGTACGACCTGCTGGTGCAAGACTACGAACGTTTGGAGGAAGAGCTTCTGGTCCAGAACCCCTCGTTCGGCTTTTTGAATTTACCGTACGGCTTTTCCGAGGCGCCGCCGGACGTCGGCTAACCTCACTGGAATGTCACGACCTGATGTGTATGGTCGCTGACGTAGTAGTCGTCGGCGGCGTGCGTCGTTCCGCTATGATCTCCCTGTCTGACTTGGGTTCTGAGCCTATGGCAAAGGCCAAGTCTGGGTCTTGGTGGGACGGCCACGTCTACAGACAGCTAGCAAATAACTCCGCCGTATATAATGGCAAACCCGAAGTGGGTGAGTTTCTTAAGGAATGGAAAAGTTTATATGACAGTAAATCCGGTGAGCGAGGAATCTTCAATCGAGACGCTTCTCGAAGGATCGTTGAAAAGCTTGGCAAACGCGACCCGAACTATGACTTTGGCACTAACCCATGCTCAGAGATCATCCTCCGACCTTTTCAATTCTGCAACCTTACGGAAGTTGTTGTCAGAGCTGAAGACACAGCGGATAGTCTTCGAAGGAAAGTTCGCCTCGCTACAATACTCGGCACAATTCAGTCAACCTTCACGGACTTCCGCTACCTCCGTAAAATCTGGCAAAAGAACACGGAAGAAGAAAGACTTCTCGGAGTCAGCCTCACGGGCATCGCCGACAACAAAGAGCTCTTTAAGTGGGGATGGGCCTCTGGGCGGAGTATACTAAGTGAACTTAAACAGCTTGCGAATGAAGTTAACGCAGAGTGGGCAGAGCGTCTCGGAATTCCTAAGAGTGCTGCCATTACTTGCGTTAAGCCTAGTGGCACTGTGTCTCAACTTGTTAACTCTGCCTCTGGGATTCATCCGCGTTGGAGCAAATATTATCTCCGAACAGTCCGCAATGATGTTAAAGACCCAATCAGTCAGTTCCTTGTGGACGCTGGCGTTCCACATGAACAGGATAAACGCAACCCTTCTGCGTTGGTTTTCTCGTTCCCGCAGCAAGCTCCACGGAACTCCATTCTTCGAAACGAGGTATCGGCTGTTGATTTCCTCGATATTTGGAAAGAGTTCCAAGAGAACTGGTGCGAGCATAAACCTTCGGTGACAATCTCCGTAGCGGAGGATGAATGGCTTCCTGTTGCTTCGTGGGTTTACGAGAACTTTGATATTGTGTCCGGTGTTTCGTTTCTTCCTTTCGATCCTACGGAATATCCACAGGCACCTTATCAAACTCTGACCAAGGAACAGTACAACGAATGGGTACAAAAAATGCCGCAATCCATCGACTGGACGCGGCTTAGTGAATATGAGGTTGAAGATCACACCACAGGAAGCCAAGAACTGGCTTGCACAGGCGGGATGTGTGAGGTGTAGAGAAAACGCCTCTGCGTTGATGTTTGATGCAATGTCGTGGGAAGATGACGCCGTGATTGTTCGTCAGGCGTCACCTGATCCCGTTGAGTTCTACATCATAAGTATGGATTTGTTTGCTGAGAAGTTCAGCCCTTTAGGGGAGTACATCGAAGTAGACGAAGATTAATGGTTACAAAGCATGCCGTCAGCAAACTCGTGCAGGACAGTCTGTTCCTGATCACCTGCGTTGTTGACGGCATATGCGTATCCGTGCAAGTCGGTAACAGGACCACCCGACATTCCGGGAGCAATCGGCCCGTCGAACTTACGAACGTGATGCATAATAGTGCCGTCGTCTAGGATTTGATCACTGTAACCTTTAAGAGCTACGATAACGTTCATACGATTGAGAACGTTGTTCCACTGATCCATTCCGTAAGACGTCCTACCCCACGAAAGATACGGTTGTCCTGCCTTGAACGGCTTGCAAGAGATCTTGATGTAAGGGATATTCGTAGGAAGATCTGGGCTAGTGACTAGCGCAAGATCATTCTTTGGATCGGTCTTATATACGTAAAGTCGAGCTCCCGTATCCGCATCTACACATTGTTCTTTTGTGTCAGCAACTACGTGAAGGGCTGTAGCCATTACGTGCTCGCCGATAAGAAAGCCCGAACCGATCCAATCACCGCAGTCGATTGAACGAACGGCGGAAACAGAAACAGTCGGATTAATTCGTGCATCATCTTGAATATGGTAGAAGGGCTGCACTATCATAGCGGCAGCAGCAAGAAGACGGAGGATCATTTTACGTACAGGGTCCTTTCTTTCTCTCTACGAGTTACAAGACCGGGAAGAACTTTTCCGTTGTCGTGGACCCACAAGTGGAACTGACCGGCGGCAAGATCAAAGCGTCCTTGATTGTGAAACTTCAGCAAAGTTGATTTCGCCAAAGCGTTAATGCCAAGGTTAAAAGCAAAGTCGGTCAGTGCATCAAGCTGACCTTGAGTACAGGTTTTAGTGAGTCGGAGCACTGCGTCTCCGGCTTTTTTTGTGTCTAGTGCAAGCAGGACGTTGGCCTGATCTTGCGAGATAATCATTCCGGGCTTTACGTCTGGGCCGGTATGTCCGTAGCCAATAGTAAGAACTCCGCCTGAATCTCGATAGGCGTGGAGTTTACACCCTTCACTAGACTTGATTAGATTTATGCAATCGCTGGACGGAGTTAGAAGAGGCCGAGAAACTTTTTCCTTCTCGGGGGCGATAAAGGGGCGGCGGGTTGACCAGCCTCCTGTGGTGCAGGATTTCCTACAGCCGTAGTAGAGACACCTTTAACCTTCTCTATCGTACGAAGACCACCACCGATACCGAGAATACCAAGGAGAATAGTTTCGAGAAAGGAAGTGTCAGCCATAGGAAGATGAAATAGAGGTGAGAGCAGAACGCTGTAGACAGTGCCTGCGACACAAGCCCAACCAATAGCAGGACGCCAACCAGCAACGAATAGTGATGGATTGGCAGCCTCAACTTTGTTAACTTCGATCTGCCCCATCATCTCGTCGTGAGAGCGGGAAGCTTCCTGATCAGCAAGTTGGGCCAGCTTAAGTTGCAGGTCCATCTTATCCTTAGGATCAGGGATAACTCGGTCGATAATGTTCCCTAGTACAGGAATGAGATCAAGAATACCGGGCATGTTACTTAGCTCCTATGTAGTGCAGGAACTGGGTAATCATACCTACGATACCGGTCCCAACTAAGGCTGCGGCTAGCCAGAAGGCGCCAGCACCTTTCCATCTTAATTCAAGTAAGTCGTCTAGTTTCTTATCCATAGCAACTACAGTCTCTTCGAGTTTCTGTAGTCTCACTTCCACAGCAGCAATACGCTCACCGTGAGATATAACGTTCGGTGTCATTTACTGGAAGTCTTTCTGATTGAAGTCCTTGGAGAACTCCGAACTGAAATCTTTTCCGAAGTCCTGCTGGAACATTTTGGCAAACTCATTGTCGCCTTTCGCTGATCTATCATCAGCCGCGTAGGTTTGAACGCCCACGCCGAATACGCCGGGAGTAGCGAGTGCAGCTCCTTTGGCCCCTGAGTCCTTAGTGGCATCAATGAAATCCTGAATGAACAAGGAGTAGTAGCGGGTAGCTAGTTCACCTTTAACAGTGAATGGTTGTCCCGTTGCATCCTTGCCATCAAGATAGTCCTTGACGAGAGAGACGGGCGGAGATAGTTTACTCTCCATGAACCGCTCAAGAATGTCTTTCTTCGTCTTGCCTCCGTACTTACCGAACGGCTGCTCTTCGCCTTTACCGTCCACGTAGGTGTGGTTAAAAGGATTGATCAAGTATGCCGTACGGAAGAACTGCTGGAAGCCGCCAAGCACGTCAAGACGAACGTTACCAACCTTGATCTTAGCGAAATCGGCACTACGAGGATCCATAGAAACCTGAGCGCCACCTGCCTTAGCTAGAGCAAGAACAGTGGTGGCGATGCCTGCAAACTTCACCAAATCCTTAACAGCTTCCTTACGAACGAAAGGATTAAGCCGAGGATCGGTGTAAGTCAGCGGGTTCATAAGCTTGAGACGTGACGTGATCAGACGAGGCGAGAAGAACACGGCGTTCAGGATCGGAGCCGACTGTTCGAACTTACCAAGGCTACCACGACCAGTAGCGGCGTTGATGTAGTTGGCAAGCTGCTTGAGACTCTTCGTATCATCGTGCCAGTTAATACCTACGTCTTCTCCCTTACGGATAAGGTCGTCGAACACATCAGCACGAACCTTGTGAAGGAAGCCGGTGTAAGCACGATCAGACGCACGTACGATGTGGCCGATTACAGGGACCTTCTCAATCCAGTGAGACATGAAGTTCTCTTCACGGTTCTCAATGAAGTTGGTGTCCTTGACTGCGAGGTTGCCCTCTTTCATCAATTTGTACGTAGGACGACTACGGATTTCTTCTCGTAGCGCCTGATAAGCTTTCTCACTACCGAACAGATGAAACATCTTAACGAAAGACGTCCAGAACTGCTTACGTCCAACCATGAACACGCCCTGACGGAACGGAGCCGAAAGGTCGAACGTAGACATGAGAGTACGCATCAGATTGGCGGAGTCTTTGATACCGTCCCAAATCTTGGTAGCAAGCGTACGATGCTCCATCAGAGACTTGATGAAGTCAGAAGAGAAAATCTCAGAGAGTAGGCGGATCTCGCCCGGAGTAGGGATCTTCGCGCCTTCTGCTCCTAGGAGTTTGAGAAGCGCTTCTTGGGCTTTAACCTTCTCATGCGGCTCTAGGTGATTGTTGAAGTTGATGCGGTTAACAAGAGTGTTAGCGTCGTCTTCAGTGAAGTGCTTGGCGATACTCTCGTATTCAGCTTTGGGCAGTGAACCTTTAAGAGCACCAAGCTGTTTGTAGAAACCGGCTACACCCCCACCCTCTTGCTGAAGACTAGCAAGCTTGGCTGCGTTAGCTTTACGAGCTTCTTTGTACAGACGACGGGTTTCAGCAGAAGCAGGCTTGGCATCACTAAGAGCCCGAACAAGCTTCTCTTCAGGATCTAATCCTTCGTACGGACTAGGTTCTTCACCATGTCCTTCAGGAGCCTTCACAGGCTCTGCACGATTACGCATCTGTGGACCACGAGTACCGAAGCTTCCGCTCTGGGCCGGAGGGTTGGGGTCACGTTCAACAGGTGGTAGCTCGGGTGCCTCACCGGTGATGCCCATCTTTTGCCAACCTTCAACATCCTTAGCTCGATTGAAGTCGGGTAGCATTTGTTTGAGACGTGCATCGGCTTTAGGATCAGAGACTAGCATAAGACTACTTTCGTAGTCGTCTCCTGAACCGCGTTCTACACGATAGCCGTAACGCTCTGGATCTTTAGGGTCGGCGTAGTGGCCGATAACTTTCCACGATCCTTGTCCGTTCTCGCGGCTTTTATTAGTCGAGAAACGGTCGCCTATTTCGTAAGGAAGAAGGCCCTTATCCCGGATGTTCTGAACAATCTTGCGAATGGCCTCGGCCTTATCTTTGACCTTACTCATCAAGTCTACGTGAAAGACTTTGAGGTCTTTAGCCATTTTGGCATCAGCAAGACTGTGTACGTTGGTGTCGTTAGCAGGCTCAGGAGGTTGCTCGATGTATGGAGTGTGCTTCTCGTAGCCAGTGTTATCTAGTGGCGTAGTAGGCGCAGAAGCATCATATTCTTGAAGATTTTGATCCAAACGTTTTAGAATAGCAGTGTGTGCCGCCTGAAGAGGTTCAATCTGCTTATCATAATCTTCAATTGAAATCTCGCGGTTCTTAAGTTTCTCCGTCAGATCATTCCACTGTTGTGTTATATCTGTAAGAGCTCTATTATCGGGAGTATCTAAACTCTTATTTATTGTGTCACGGAGAGTTTGCTGTATATCTGGTTGTTCGGTCTTAGGAAAAGGAACAACATTATCAGCCATCAACTCTTGATCTTGGGCAATACGAGAATCCGCAGGAGACACACTAGCCTGCTCACTAGAGGCACCAACACTAGGTCCGCCCCGCAACGCAGTCATGTTCTTAGCTACGTAGTTCTGAGTTTCAGCCGGAGCGTGGTCAAACCAATTGTCACCATGAGCCTTAATGGCACGGTCGAGGTTGCCTTCACCCCAGTTGTAAGCCGCCCACGTCTTCTCGTAGTCATGCCCGTACTTGCTCAGAAGAGCGGCAAACAGTTGACGACCTACACGAGCAGTATCCTGCGGTGAACCATCACTGGGACGGATACCGTGACCGGGATCGCGAGCCGTAGCATCCATGACCTGCATGGTTCCCTTAGCGCCCTTAGGCGATACAGCGTCGGGATTGCCTCCGCTCTCGGAGTTGACAGTAATGTCTAGTGCACGATTGAAGTCAGGATTAGACATACCGTCACGGATCCTCAAACCCGTACGGATGTTTCTGGCAAAACCTCCTGCGCCACCGGCAGCACCGCCAATAAGAGTACCGATAGTGTCGCCCGTATCACCACCAATGTCGCGACCGAGCTGCCCACCAGCACCCATACCAACACCAGAAAGAACGGCAGCAGCAGGGGCTTCAGGAATAAAAGGAGCGTTACCGGCTACGGAACGAGCAACTCGTCCGGCGTAAACATCACCTTTGTCCTGTGGTTGAGGTTGGGAATTCTGATCAATAGTGTTAGAAATAGCCTCTCCAACCGGGCTTCTACCATTAGCCATGTCTATTACCGACTGAATAGCCTGCCTAGGGTTGATTAGAGCGGCACCGGGCGTCGTTTGGATAGCTTGGGCAGCCGTACCAGCAAAGTCACCTAGACCCCTCTGTACGGCGTCTGAAACGACGTCAGCAGTGTTGCCCCAATCACGACCAGTCAAACCGTCTACGAACGATCTCCATGCACTCTTAGGAGCAGCTTGCTTAGGTGGCTCTACTCCCTCGAAATCGTCCTTAAACAGTTTTGAATAATCAGGCATTATTTACCTTTGGGTTGGAAGGGGTTGGGCTGTTCGCCAACAGGATGCCAGCGGGTGCTTCCGTCAGGATTGATACCAACTTTGACAAAGCCGAAGTATTTACCGTCATGTGGAACTAGAAGCGTCCTACCAGACTTACCGGGAATACCGGGACCGTATGGTGTATTGATTACAGTAGATTGACCGGGAGCGGCAGCATTAGGATGGGTTGCATTGAACCTACCCTGTCTATCTTGTTCCTGCTGGCCCAACTGTTTAAGGCGAGATTGTCTGTAATCATCAAGCCTCTGTGCAGCGGTTTTACGAACGTCAACACCCTGCTGCTGAATGGCAATCTTCTGCTGATCACCCGGCTTGATAGCGCCTTCGGTGAGGGAAGCCAGTTGATCTGGATCCCACGTATCCGGCACAGCACTCTTGAACCTCTGAGCCTGAGCGTCAGGAAGATTCCACGTGTCAATGTACCGGAGCATCTGCTCTCTCATGGCAGGATAGTTATTCTGATTAGAGGCCGCTGCCATCGAACCAAGACGGGTCCACATCATGTCCATCTTGGCAGAATTACGAACGTTACGAGCTTCGTCTCGTTCTTGATCCGTCTGAACCTGATCGTACATCTTGTACGCATCATCAGCCATACCCGGAATCTTAGCGATACGTGCAATGGTCGGAAGAGGATTGCTAGGATCATATCCCTGCATGGCTGCGGTAAGATCACGATCCCGCATACGTTGTTCGTAGATAGGATGACCCGCGAGGGCATCACCCAGACGACCCCAGAAGTTTCTGTGAACCGGCTGAAAGGGATGACTACCCGTCACCACCATAGGGTCAGGATTATTTACAGGAGCGGGCTGATCATTTACCGCTTGTTCTGGTGCCTGCGTCTGAACCTGTGTAGGCGCAACCAACTGCTGCAAAGCATTACCCTGTGGCGTCTGCTGCAACGAATAGTTGATCCCGCTTGGATTACTGAGAAGATCGTCTAGTAGGGACATTCTATTTCCTTAAGCAAAGGCGCTAATAATGGAGCCTGCGCTGTTGGCTGAGTTACCGAGAATGGTTTGAAGCAGGCCGGTCTTACCGCCCGTGCCACTACCGCTACTCGTGGAGTTAGTAAGAGCGTTACTGTACTTACCCGCATCAGACAGGACAGCAGAGTTAGCCGTACCTAGCTTGCTAAGATCAAGCAAGTGACCGATGTAGTCGTTGAGATACGTCTTACCTAGGTTGTTACCGAACTGAGCAAGAGCCTGTCCGGTTGCTCCGCTCTGAAGCATTCCTCGACCGGCCTGCGAACCTTCAATTGCCTTGACCCCTTGGTCGCGTAGGAAGTCGATTCCGCTTGCATCAGCAAAGGAATTAAGTCCATTAATACCTGAAACTGGTCCGCCCGTAGGTGAAGGCATCGGTGTACGAGCCGGACCGTAAATCGAATCGGGTCCGCTTGAAGCTTCGTTACCACCAACGGCAGGGATATTACGATACCTGTACGGATTATCCATCGCACTCGAAGGAACACCGAGATCGGTTCGACCTAGGTCACGGAGATTGCCTGGGTGATTACCAGCACCGCCATAAGAAAGATTAGGCTGTACTTGAGGTACCCCTGAACCATAACTAGGTGGAAGAGCTCCTGTGGCGGGATTGGATACCGTTGGTGCCGCTGTAGGTGAATAGCCGGGAATACCAAGCAAGGAAGCAATCATGCTTCCGCCAGCGTTGGAATAACCTAGCGTAGGTGCCAAAGCACCGTTGATAGTATCATAGGCATTATTGCCTGACACCGAGTTGCTGGAAGAAGTCGAAGAGCTTTTCTCTTTCGACGTCTTACCAAAGATGGTGCCTAGAATGTCACTCATAGAATTCGTCCTTTGTCATACAAAACAATTCATGATCTCCATTAGAGAAAGTTAAAATGCCGTAGGACTTCATTCCTATCTGGCGAGCGGCCCATCTAGCTGCTTTATTGTTAACTGGTGTGTGACCTACAAGACACTGTAGACCGTAGTCTGTGTACATTACGTCAAGTATTCTTTTGGCGAGATCGAGAGCTTTTCGTCCTCGTACTTTGAAGAACCAGTGCCCGTTGTAAACTCCGGGATATTCATACGTAAGAAGGCCTACAGAGTCATCTTCTACGAACATGAAGTTCTTCGTATTGCCTACCCAATCTTCGGGTGAAACTTGTTGAAGAACATCTGGTCGATCTAAGAAACAAGAACGAAAAGCTTCAGGATCAAAGGAGCGGATCAAGGGATCCAACCTCCGTTGCCGCCACCACCGCCTCCGCCACCCGGAGTACCGCCACCAGTACCAGTGGTTGAACCACCACCTGAAGCAGGAGTTGTAATGAAACCTACAAAGTGACGTCCAGCAGCAGCACCGACTTGGGCTGTGTCCGCAGACGTGGTAGTAACAAAGGTAGGTGCGGTATTGGCAAGAGTTGTGTCGTCGTAGTAGATGTAGTATTTAGTAGAATACGACAACCCTGTAAAACTGTGAGGAAGGTTGGTAAAGGTTACGTTAGGAATACTAATCGAACCGTGAACCGGATATACTCGACTGTGAGTAGCCAAAGTTATAGTAGCTGAAGTTCCTGCGTCGGTAGCAGTTAGAATACTACCGGGATCAGGATAAGAAGTAATTCGGGCAATCTCACGAAAACTAGATTGAATGAGTGCCAACTGATTGGTAATATCAGTCTGTGCCGTTTGGAGGTCGCCAATTGCTCCTTCAAGTTCATCACATACTTTCTGCCACCATTGCATGAAAGCTTGAGTGGCTCTTGAGATTTCGTTGACTAGTGTGGTGTCGGTACGGAGACGGGGAAGATGAAGAGCCATTAAATGTCTCCATGTGGTTCGTTAACCGTAACACCTGAAACCCGGAAAGGTACTGGATCAGTGATCTTAAACTCTAGTAGAATACCGGGATGCGAGAACATACCCTGCGAACGCCACTGAATGATCTTCCGATACTTACCTTGAGCCCCTAGTGGAATACTCTTGTAGTTGCCCCACGTTTGACCACCATCCCTAGAGGCCCTCATCATCACCGTAGGATTGGCATATGAAGTTGTGGTATACGGAGTTTGACCGGGATTAGTTCGGAGTTGAATATTATCGAGCCGCACGGTTCCTGTATCAATCGGAGCACCTGCACGAAATCTACGTTCCAACGTCCCACCAAGATCGGTATGATCCGTAGACCAACCAAGAAGATTGCCATTAGTGGATGAGCCAAAAAGACCTGAACGCTGATCGTAACAAGTAACAGGCCAGTTACCGCCGTTGTACTGGAACTCACTCCACGTTTGAGAAGTGGCCGAATAGATATAGGTATTATTGAGCAGCGTAAGAGCGAGATACTCCTGACCTTCTAGATGGAAGTTCCAGAGAGCAGATACACCTCCGGTTGATGTTTGAATCTTCTCACGAATATCAGGACCGCTGATAATGTTCTCAGGTGACTCAATGCATACGTGGTAGTTATCTGTGATCCAAGCAAAGGTACTGTTAAATTTGGTGCAGCAACCTGTCTTGGAAATACCTACCGTAAACGTCTTACCCTGAAGTGGTGCAAACGGCGCAGTGGAATCTTGTGTTACAGGCCAGAACTCTACAGTCTTGCTGCCGAAAAGCACAAGAGTATCACCAATGTAAAGACAATCTTGAAGTTGGTCAGGAGAGTTCTCAGCCGTAGCGAAAGACAAGGCACCAATGGTGCTAGTCAAAGCATCCGACCAATAGAACTTACCAGTACCACTGTCTACGACAACCAACCTAGAAGCACCAACGCAAAGAGACTTCACACCGAAGCTTCCCGGAGTGCTGATGATTGACGTAGTAGTTCCGTTATAAGAATATAGCGTAGAACCTAGTGTGAAGAACAAGAGTCCTTCGAATCCTGCTATCTTAGCTGGACCAGTACCGGAGAGTGAACCACTAAGAAGTGCACCGCTTATGTCATAGAGGTGGCTGTTAGAAATACCAAAAAGCGTATCACTGAGAACACCATCGTTACGATACAGAGCGGCCACTGGGCCGGACCCCATTGACTGCCCTGAAGCGGCAAGGCCCGGACGTGATTGGAGAACGGGGTTCTTTTCAGCAGGAGATTGCTCCGCGAACATGTTAATGACAGGCAGGCTCGGCATGTTGCCTCTAGCTCTGTCATAGTTGCTGACCCCGTACGTAAGATCCATTAGTTACCCTTGTAGAAGTTATTAAAGTTGCTGAAGTTAAATTGTCTGTATCCGGTAAGTCTCGTAATACCGCGCTCGGAAGTAACTTGCTCCGAATGCTTGTACTGCGTCTTGAACCTTTTCTGAAGCCTCTTAAGGTGGGCGAGAGTTTGTTCGTCGAGCTGTGCACCGTATCGTGGATTAATACGCATAGCCAACATAATTGACCACATATCATCGAAGATCGTAGGAAATGGCACAGTATCCGTACCGGCAGAAACTGTACTAAGAATCGTCCAACCTCCGAAGGTTTGGAACATCCAAGTCTTATCGTAGTTTGACGAGTTCTGAACCTGACTGGTGCCGCCAGCAACTTGACGACCGTTACCTACGAGTGTAAGCGGGGCAGTTGTTGAGAAAGTACCTGCCACATCTTTGATCGAAACAATAGCACCGTCATGTGGTGTAGGAGGAAAATACAAAGTAGTTGGTGCAGAGAGATTACAATATAACCTACTATTCAATGGAATGATTGTGTCAATCAGATTATCAATGTTAGGTCCGTAAGTAACTCCGCTAGTACCTACGTTGTAAGGAACCAGTAACTCTCCGAACTCTCCTTGAAGAACCGAATTGATTAGGTTAGCAAGAAGAGGAACCGTCTCAGCTACTTCGTCAACACCCGGCGTTTCTCCGACAGGGATAATACCGCTCTCGCGGAAAGCCGTTGTGACAATATCTGAGAGAAGGGTCATTAACTAATCCTTACGTGTAAAGAATATTGACGCCAACCACGTCACCGGCAACAAGAGCCGTAGCATCGGCATCAGAAGCCGCGCCTGTGAGGGCGAAAGAAAGACCTTGGTTAAAGTACAGGCCAAGATCAATCGGAATGTTAGTCAGAGCATTACTAGGTGCAAGAGCCACAGTCATCGTAGGAATGTCAGTACCAACGGTCGGTGCCGTCTTCTTGTTATACAGCTTCAAATATTTCACACTGGCCGTTGTGTTCATCGCTGTGATGTGATAAATATCGCAGGGATTGGTAGTGACCAACGTAGCATTCGTACCAGCACCCGCTGCGGGGAGCCTTCCGGCTGCACTTGATTGTCCTTTAGCCATTATTTAACTCCGTTAAAGAAGAAAAGGGAGGGACCCAATACGAGCCCCTCCCAGTTCAATTACGCACCGTTCAGACGGATCGCGCGACGACGATCACGGACGTTAGCCGTGAGAGCGACGTCAAAGCGAACCTGATGGCTGCCGGTGGCGAAGGTCGAATCCTGCCACATACGGACGGACAGAGGAACCTGCGTCAACTGCTTACGCGAAGCAGTACCAGTGGCGGGCATGATCAGGTCTGCGGTGTTGCAGATGATCGCCTGCTTCTGGATCAGGAGACGAGGCTTGTACGCCGTGCTGGCAGTACCACGCCACGTTACGACTGCCGAGTTGGCGGGAACCGCCGAGCAGGTAGCGTGAGCAGTGTTGACGTTGACGTCACCACCCGTACCCGTGCCCGGAACGATAATCGCCGGGAAGATACGCATGGAGGCCAGAGCGCCCGTGCCGTCAGCAGTGTAGTTACCGACAACGCGGAACTGCTGAAGGGTCGGAGCAAGAGACTGACCCAAACGATTGTCGTACGCAAAGACGTTCGCAATCGTAAAGACTTCACCATCGTTGATCGTGGCGTTAGCACCAAGACCGTTGATGTTGATCGTCGAAGTCAGGTACTGACCCGGAGCGCCAGACACGGCCACAGCCGAGTAGTTGACGTTCTGAGAAGCACCGTTCACTGCACCGTTGGTACGAGTACCCGGAGTGATGTTCGAGAGCTGCTGAGTGAACATCGTCGGAAGACCGGCAATCTCACCACTGAAGCCCTGACGGAACGTCTGGGTGCTGAGGCTGTCGGTGGCAGTGTAGCCAACAACAGTCGTACCGAGAGCCTGCTTGTCGTCGTACGAAAGAATCATACGCAGGTCGGCATCATCGACGCCTTCCTTCTTCAAGCGGGTGTACGCAGTAAGAATGTCAGCGTAGGTGGCAACGTTGTTACCCGCCGTACCGACTTCCATGTTCGAAGCAAGCTGTGCGACCTTGAGGACGTACGCGTCGATCTGCTCGGCGAGGTTCGTGGCGGCGTTCTTAAGCGCCTCCGACTCACGAGCATCACCAATGTCGCGAATCTTCACGAAGTCTGCCCAACCCATCGAAGCACCGAACGTCTTGTTCACGACGAACTGCTCTGAGCCGAACACGCTATCCTGAACGCCCGTGGACAAATCGGCAACGCCGTTGGTCGTCTGGGTGATCACGTAGCGCGGACCAACCTGTTCGCTGACCTTCAGACCGTTACGGTCATCCATTTCAGCATTGTATTGCTTCCAAGTAACAACATCCTTGGCAAGGAGGTTATTCTGGAACGTAGCCGCGAAGGCATTGAGGACCAACTTCTGTTGGTCAACAGTAATTGTAGCCATTAGCTAATTATTCCTTTCAGTTTAGCTAAAACCTTCGCGCAGAGATCATTTACCGTTTTCGGTTAAAGAATTCTCGCTCGAAGGCATCCAAATCATCGGTATCAGCACGAGTGGTGAATTTGCCACCCTGACCACGAGCTACCGCAGGAGGCGGAGCCGAGGCATTTGATACCCTCTTTTTAGTTGCCGGTTCTTGCTCTTGGGCGGGAGCTTCAAGCTTAGCCTGAAGACGGCCAATAGCGAGAGTTGCAGCAAAAGGACCAGAGGCAACGATGTTCTGGGCCTCGCCGATATTTTGAGATAGGTAATACATGATCTCAGGACCGTTATCGCACTGCATTATAGTTGTAGCGAGATAGTCACCGTACGTCGGATCAATCCCGGCGAAAGCTGTACCAAGATTCGAAACTTTCTCACGAAAGTCAGGAAGCTCTTCGACAACCTTCTCTACCTTCTCATTCCAAGTCTTCGAAAGAGTTTCTCTCTCTGCCTTGGCCTGAGCTTCTCTAGCTTCTGCATCTGCCCTTGCTCGTGCTTCTTTGGTTTCCTGTTCAATCGTAAACTTAGTAAGATCACGAATGAACTTAGGATCAAACTCACCGAGCGCATAAACGGGCTCGCCTTTGTCATCCAAAGCATCAGGATTAGGGGCTTCAGGGGGAAGCTGTTCGCGTAGTGCGGGTTCTGCTTCTTGCTTTACCTCTTTTTGAGATCCTGCCTTGAAAGCATCAAATTCCCTACGAAGACTTTCCAGTTCCCGTAGCGTATTGTACTTCTCGGCTGTGAGCTCATCGATCCTTTCCTTAGCAGACTTCCGATTCTTCTTAGCAGGTTTCTCTTCTTCGAGTTTTTCCTGCTCTTCAGTCTCTTCATCCTCAGAAGAAGTCTCATTCTCTTCTTCCTCGGCCTGTTCATCTTCTTCGGTTTCGAGTTGATCGCTCTCGTTCTCATCGATCTCTTCAGATTCTAGTTCCTCTTCTCCGAAGGTCTGAGATTCAGGTTCCTTCTCAAAGAAAGCGGTTTCAAAAGCGTCGAGATCATCCATATCGACAAGATTACTGTTGTCGTCAGTCTTCATTTAGCATCCTTATGTTAGCGGACGTTCCCTATTGCGGAGTGTTCGGAGTGGTGGGTTGAGCCGCTCCGTCCGAAGAATCTTCTGCATCCGGCTGTTGCTCGGCTTGCTCAGATTGAAAATCTTGATCTTGCTGCTGCATTCCTACATCTTTAAGATGACCAACGAGATTCATCGCTACGTCAGCCTCGTGTTCGAGACGTTGTAGGTTCAAACTTTCGTCATCCTTGAGTATGGCAGCATAAGCGGCGAGACGATCCGTCTCTGCCTTGTAACGGTCAATAGATAGTTTAACTGCTTCTGTATCGTGCTTAGTCTTGAGTAGAAGATTCTCTTGCTCAAGCTGCTGAAGCTTCTGCATGGCCTGCTGCATCTGTTGCTGTACCTGAGCCTGCTGCTGCATGATAGCATTCATGTCAGGTGCCTGCTGACCCATCTCAGCACGTTCCTTGTCAGACAGAAGCTGAGGCGGAATTGTTTTCTGTAGACGTTCTGCAAGCTCTTCTGCACCCGGCCAATCCTGCGCCTTAACGACAATATCACCAGCTATCTGCATCAACTCTGGATATACCTGAATGGCGTCCATCATAGCTTGAGCAGCTTCAACACGGCGAGTGGTGTACGAAGCACCAGACGTCATCGCTACGTCATATTTGCCAGCAGCAAGGTCGGGAGAGTTTGGATCCATCGGATCGTTGATCTTGACAAGCTTCGTAGCTTCATCTTCGCCAATGACACGGATAATACGTGTACCATCGTAGATCTGAGGAATAAGCTGATTGATTACGTCACCAGCTTCAAGAATGGCTTCATTCCCGTTGTCATAATACGTAAGAGAAGCAACATCACCTTCCCGTTGACGAGCCATAATCGCTCGACCAGACGTTTCGTTACTCTTGATACCTAGTGAGGCATCATGAATACCTGTGACGTCCTTCATGTCCTGAGTATTTACTTGAGCCTCGTTTAGCAGAGCCATTTGAAGCTGCGGAGGATCAATACGTTCAGGCGGAGCTGATGCATCATCGTTATAGACTAGAAGGGGATCACGAGACTTGTGGGCCTTGCGGAAGTCCTCTTCACGACCCTCTACGGCGCTCTCAGGAGCCAGCCACTGGGCCTTAGGTGCGTAACCTAGTTGTTCTGCGGCCACCGAGCGCCAGAAGTTACGGAGACGAGCCGCATCCTTCATGAAACGGATAAGACCGTATCGTACTCGGCGGTCGCCGACAGTGACCGTTCGACCGCTCATGCGGATAATAGGAAGCCTCGTCATCTTCCATTCGAACGGACCTGCAAGTATCTGGAAGCCACTAACAAGGTGCATCTGAGCGTAGTGACAGGGTGCCATACGGGTCTTGACCGGCTTGCCGTGCTTGCTGTACAGCTCATCCATCTTCTCGCCTTCGATTACGTGGATGCTTCCATCCTCGAAGAGGCCGAGAAGGCGCTTACGAACAAGCATACGCCAATGCTCAGTAACACGAACCGTTTGCTGGTCTAGCCAGCCGGTAGCATAGAGATCACGCTTAAATGATCCACCAAGAGAGCTTACAGGGGCGTCAGGAAAACGCTTCTCGTACTCTTTAGTGGGCATCGTATCATCTACGAAGCAGTGTGTGGCATCACGCCCCGTAGGGTCGATAGACAACCTATCCCAGATTACAGAAAGAGCATCACCAACTGGATTGAGAACGATCTCTTGATCGAATACATCATCTGATGTATACTGAACACTAACACGAAATGCACCATCGCCGCACTGGATCATGCTTTCAAAAGCATCGTCGTAGACACGAGAAGCTCTGGCCCGAGTCTCAATTGAGCGAATCAGGTCAGAGCGAATATCTGCAACATCTTTATCACCATTCTCGGCAGGAAGGACTTTGACGCCATTACGGCTTTCACGCCAGTCACCGACGAGTTGGGCTGTAAACTGAGGAATTGTGTTGATTACGAGGCAAGGAAGACCTTGACGCTCGGCGAGAACCTGAGGATCCCACTGCTCACCAGCTACGAACTTCTTATCTTCTAACGCAGCCTTACGATTGTCATCATCGGCAGCAAGATCTAGTTCGTACGTCTCACGGAGGTCCTTGAGATAGTCTTCAGCGGAGTCAAAACCCTCAGGAACGTAAGACTCAGGCACCTTTTCCGGAGATTCCTCAGGAAGAATCAGTGAATCTAGCTCTTTTCCGTCTTTTTTATCTGCCACTAAATCATCCATGATGTGTCGGACTTGCCGGTGTAGGGATTATTCTCTTGACCGGAAATATCTTTGAGGTTATAAGGAAGTTCACCTTGTTCTGGCGGCTGTTTTCTGCGACGACCTGTCAATTTCTCGAAAAGGAAGGACAAACCCCACACAAGAGCGTCCATTCTGTCAGGAGATCCGTGAACTCTGTCGTAATCAGCAGAGAAAGTACACATTTGGTCTTCTAGTTCGTCAAATCGACCTATGTGGTGGACTCTGTTTTGCTCATATAGGGCGGATACCGGTTCAGCACGAACAAGCTTTCCCCTAGACGCATGTACCAAGGAAATAGGAACGTTTCTATCCACGGCTCGGATAACGGATTCGACCATTTCCCCACCTTGATTTTTTTCAGCAACGATTCTATCTGCCTCGAATTCACGAAAGAGTGCGACAGCAGCTCTTGCCCATTCGTCAGGAGAGCCTCTAACACTACGATCAGCGAGGACGTATCCTCGATTGTAGCCGTCAGCGTCTCGGGAAACTCCGACACAAACAATTCCCGTTTCATCTGATCCTTCCTCCGAAGAAACAGCAGGATCAACCGCGACTACGATACGCTGTAGGTCCGCTGGCGCTTGTGGGCGTCTGTTGTTGTCTATGTTCGTTCTGGTCCAGAGAGCGCCGGGAATATCTTCCAGAAGCTCACCTTCCAGTTCCTGTCGGCCCAATCGAGTTCCACCGTAGCGATCTTCGATTTGTCGCAAGAAGGGTGCTGCAAGATTTGCTGCGTTATCGTACGTACGTCCGCGAGTGACATATGTGTCGGGATCATTCATCAACTTCTTGATTAGAGGCAGCGGACGAGGCGTCGTGGTGACGATTTGCCTAGGGTTCTTGCCGAGACGAAGACCAAACTGAAGCTGATCCCACGTCTCTTGCATGTATTTAAACTTGGCAAGCTCGTCGATCCAAGCCGCATCGTGCTGAGGACCACGAAGCTGATCTGGTTCGGTGGCGTTATAAAGGAACGCCTGAGCGCCGTTAGGCCAAGTTACTGTACGATTAGTCTTCTCGTAGATGGGGCGGAAGTCTTTGGGGTGTACTGAAAGAATTCCTGATTCGCCTTCGACCATAACAAGTCGTCCGTCAGCCGCTGTTTCGGCGACTAGAGCAATGCGGCTGTATTTACCTTTGCTCAAAGGGGTTTTTCCACAAACCCAATTGCGGATAGTCTCCGCACCTACTCTAGTCTTACCGAATCCACGACCTGCGAGAATTAGCCAAGTAGTCCAAAGACCTTCTGGTTCAATTTGATTGGGACGAGCCCAGAAAGGCCAGTGATAAGTAAGTTCAGCCTTAACACTCGGGTCCAACGATGATAAAAGAGCCGTCCTCTCTTCCTCGTTCAATGAGGCCATTAATTGCGCTGGTGAAAGCATCAGCTGCTTCTCGGACTTGTTCGTACTTGATAGCGTCTCCGTTAGGTCCACTAATTTCCTTCCTCTCGACGAACATACCAAGAGCACGGGCAAGCAACTCACAACCACGGAGAACCGCACTGTGGTTGTTGTCTACTTCAGCTCTTTCAATCGTACGTCGAATTTTGTTAATTACGAAGTCAGGTTTGAGTGTTACCTGCTTCGAGCGTTCGGCGGTAAGTTGATCAATAGCGGCTTTAATGCCGGGGTGTTTAAGCATTTCACAAGCTAGTCGCGCAGGATACTTAGTATTGTATCCAGAACGATTCACCGCAGCGGCGCCGTCGAAGTCAACCAGATACTCTTCAACAAAACGCCGCTGCCTAACGGTCAGGTTGTCGATCACCTCCTGTACATTACCAGCATCCAAGGCAGCCTGAATTGCGGGCTTAATCTCGTCCTTAGACTTCCTTCGTGGTTGTTGGATGCGAATTTTAGTCTCAGTCAATTGTAACTCCTTAGATAACTTGCTTACAACTGGTGTTATCGATCCAGCCTGTGTACAAAGCAGCATCAGCCTCAATAGACAAATCAGTTCCAGAGGCTACGAAGTCAGTAAATGTAACTGTGTGTGTTGCACCATCTACTGTGATTGTAGCCGTACTCTTAATTGCTGCTCCGTTAGTCGTACTATTATTTACACGAAGACCCGAACCACTTGTACAGTTGTAATCGGTTACTACTCGGTAAAGATTACCGGGGGTAAGAACTCCGGTCCACTGAGCAATCGTAGTTACATTCGTACCTTGCGCGTGGCCGCTGGTAATGGTAACACCAGAGCCAAGGGTCGGAGGCGGACCGGCTGAAGCGTACGTACCGTTGGTAAGTAGTTCCGATCCAAGAGTCTGTGCCGGAGTAGAGAAGGATGCAGAAGAAATTACTGTTGACTGGTTGCCTGCTCCACCCTTCTGTGTGAGGTGGGCAAAGTATCCGCTGGTGGACGGAGTAAGACCATTGGCGGTCATTGTCTTTGCACCAGTTGAACTCACGGCCACTGAACCAGATCGACCAGCAGGAACTGCTGTGCCTGTAGCATCTTGTCCTGCCATGATCTGTGTAGCAGTAGGCTTAGTCACAGAAGTTGTTACAACGAAGTACAGTGTACCGCTTCCGGTATCCGTAGTAGCTCCAACAGTTGCCTGCGTAGAATTGATTGCTGTACCAACGGCACTGCTAAGAACCGGAGGATTGGCTATGTTGTAGCTAATTGTGCTGTTATTCGACACTCCGTTGAGTGTTTCAGTAAGTGTGAAAGTACCAGAAGCTGCGGGGCTTGTACCATCGTACGCCCAACTACGAGTGGAACTATCTACGGTCAAACCAGTGGGAAGACCAGAAGTAGTTATCGTAGATCCGTCGGTAGTACCTACTAGAATACTTCCATCGGCAGTACCCTGAGCCGGGTTAATAGTAGCGGTAACTGGACCTAAGGTTGCAGCAGGAACGTTATATCCTGCCTGCATTAGTGCAACTATTTTACGCTGAACCTGAGCTTCTGGATTAGCAATAGCATAGTTGATAAGTGAAGTCTTATCTGTGATACTAGGATAGGTTGCCGTCAGAGCTGCATAAAGTGAAGCCGCCGTATAAGCGTTAGTAAAAACTGTTCCGGCATCATTGGTATTAGAACCAGAAGTTGCAGCATCCCAAACGTTATTAGTGTAGGTTGGGAAGTTCTGAGCAGGGTATGCGCCAGTGGTGTCGTTAAGAGCCGCTGCTGCCGAAGACCACTGATACACTACGTTGTGGTCCCAAGTCATATAGTTGGGCTGATTAGCAGTAGACAAGGCTCCAGTTGAGAAAGAAGCCTGTCCGCCGGAGGTTCCAGCACGACTTCTAACAACAGCATTATAACGAGCCTTACTTATAGGACGCCCGTTAATAGAAACAATTGCTTGTCCACGTGGGAAGCTTGTAGTTATATCGGCATCACCAATAATAATATTACGAGTGAAGTCCAGATCAACACCGTATGGTTTGGCTACGTCGTATGCTGCACCGCCACCCAACGCTACAGTAGTAGGATTGTCAATGTAGACATTACCCTCTAGGAGAGTGTGTGCACGATTCTGACCGCCATCAGCAGGGCCATCAATGATAAGGTTTCTACGAACAATAGAATTCCTACAATCTTGCTGAATATAGTAAGAGTGTCGGAAAATTTCATCACCACCAAGACCACCAGTAGCAGCCGTGTTATCTCTTGATACTCCGATCTGCCAACCGTTGTGCCAGAAGACGTTATCTTCGAAAGTCACACCGGCAATGTTATCTGCGTAGGCTCCTTGGCTACCGGCTCCGTGATCGGTGAGGTTTCTCCAAGAACCGTAGAAAGCATTATTGCGCATGATGAAGCATTTACCAACACCATTCGGTGAAGTTGCCTGATCTACGTAAACTTCTGTATATCTGAAAAGGTTATTCTCATAAAGAATGTAGTCATTGCTGGCAGTAGTAGAAGGGACAACACTCATGTATTGGCTGGATACGTTACCCGGATTAAAATCCAATCCACGAATAACGAACTTACCAGCAGGCTGTGTCGGAGCTGGTCCGCCACCACCACCAAGATCAATACCGGAAGCACCTGTATTAACTACGGGCCTATTAGATCCTGAAGCACGTCCGTACTTAGCTTCATTCAAAGGATCCGCAGGATCGTAACTCTGAATGACAGTAGGATAAAGCGGGCTGAATCCCCGCTTACCATTCATGTTAGGAATTACTTCGGAGAACGTAGAGCCTTGGGCAACTAGTACCTGATCGCCGTTACTGTCAGCCACAAGAGCTACAGCAGCAGCTAGAGTAGCCTTTCTTAGCGCGTGTGATGTACCAGCGTTGGCATCACTTCCTCCTGCACCAACGTAGTAACGATTGGCGCCTGCCCTCAGAGGAAGCGCAGCAAAGCCCGCACTATCAACTCCGTTACCAATAGTAGTATCGTAAGTGTAGGCTGGCGAAGGATTGCTAATGGAGTTAAGCTGATTACTTGATTTATAGGCTACACCATATTGATTCGCTGCAGTAACAACACAAGTAAGATTAGTAGAAAGATCGGCATTAACACAAACGTAAGTTGGGTTAATAGCGCCAGCTATGTCAGTAAGGTTCCGTTGCCATTGATATGAATAAGTGACAAGGGTTGTAGATGACCAAGTACCACTAGTACAAGAGACGGTACTACCAACTGCAACTGTACCAGAAGCAACAGGTGCAGTTACGTTAAAGGGAGCAAGACCTCCCGTAGGGGTCGGGATCATTACAATCTTCTTGCCCTTACGGCTAAATGTCGTACTACCTGCCATTGCGTAATGTCGCCCTATTTGTTTTGGAGTTGTATTGATAATCCAGTGGACTTTTGCCTGACCGTTTGGCGGCTCTATCTCTGGCCCTAGCACCCGGAGACATGTTGCCTCGACGGGCACCTTTCATTGTTGCGTTGCCGTTTGCATCTAGATCGCCTGCTTTCTTGAGGGCCGAAGTTGCAATTGCGTAGGCGGCTCTTTCATTGTGTCCTTTAGCTTTGAGCTGTGATACGAGGCGCTCTAGGATCTTAGGCATCGTTAACCGTTCTTGGTTCTTTTGGATCGGCGGTTGAAATGCCTGTTGACTGAAGCTGATTCAATTCGTAGGTTGGAAGCTGATTCGTTAGCGGTGTTGCCGTTCTTATGATCTACGTCCTTACCGTCACCCTTCGAAACCAAACCCTCTTTCATAGCGATACGACGAGCCTTGTTACGTTGTGCCCTACGCTTGATCTGTTCTGGCTGTGAGTTATACTTAGCCTGTGCAGCCTGCCTTCCCGGTGTGTTAGGAAGTGTAGTCTTGCCGCTGGCTTTCGGGGGTGTGAACTTACGCACGGAAGGCGCAATGTCATATTTCTTCACTGAGGTTGAACCTTGTCGTTGTAAGGATAGGCGCTAGGATCTAACTGGTAGTTACCGTGAACGTACTGTTTCAGTCTACCTAGATCCTCTGGCGTGACTCCGTGGTTGTGTTGAAGAACGTACCAGTCTTGTGGAGTAAGCCTGTTGAGTGTATCTTTAAGCCAGTTGTTGTAACCTTGCGGAGGCGACTGCTGAAACTTCATACTTTGCTGTAGAAGCGAGTCCAAAAGGTTGCCACCCTGACCTGTATACGCGTACGGGCCAAGTGAATGGTCCTCGTAGCTTTTAGATTCTGGGGTGTTACCTAATTTCACCGACTACTCCTTATACACCTATTATACTATATTTTGAAGGTAAAGTCAAGCTTTATTTTTAATTTGTATCATTTTTCTTGCTTTGTACGATTTTTCTTGACAAAGTGAGTGAAATATAGTATAATACTGGTAACAGTTTGCGGCGGGGGTAAATCCCTAGTGTAATCTGTTGGGGGTGATAGCCGAGGAGGCCGCAGGCCGACGAGGGTATCGGGGGAAGATCGCCGTTAAAAAATTAGATAGGTATTGATTAAGTGTGCCCGATCGGTGTGCTTGTCAATACCTTTTTTTATAATCTAATGAACTATTGATGAAGGTACAGTTTGAATTTTTATTCTACCGCTGTAGGTGGGTTTATTGCCGCGATAAAGCCTATTCAATTCACCCCTCCCCCCACCCATCTGGGGACCCTCCGAAGGATATAACGTAACATCGCCGGGCTCCTCCTGCGAGTGAGAAGCAAGAGCAACAGGATACTAATGATAATCAATTGCAATAAGGTATTGATAATGCTTCGCAATAACCATCCCCATACGCGGAGATACAGACTCCCGCGCGGGCATGTGGTTGCAGAACAATTGAGGAACAAACGCGTACGGTGCGGGTACATTTGAAGAACAAAACAGGAAACCAATGATATACTGTAACACACCCATAAGCCTGCCTTATCGCCTCATACACAAACCCATAAGGAAATTTGATTGGAACGGCATGAGGGTTCGTGTATTGTGTCCCTTGTCGCCGCAACGGCCCCTTTGAGGGGTGGCCCTTCGGGATCGCGACACTACATTGTCCTAGGGTGCGCTTGCGCTGCCCGCCTGTGAAGGATTGGACTACATATGACTAGGCATCAACGCCGCAAGCTTGCGCGTAAGCGTAAGGACGACCGGGCCGAATTGCTCAATTCGCGGGCACTACGCTTGCTACAGAGCGAGAAGGAACGGCTCAACCTTTCCAAGCCCAAGCGCGGGGAGCGGACGCCACGGGGATTGACTAGCTCGATTTATTCGGGTGCAGCTAATCCTATGGGTTTCACTCGCCCCTTGACTTGGACTAAGGGCGCGGCTAAATAATGCTATGCGGGGCAGAGCGGTAGCTTTGCGAAGTGACACTCTGTCCCCGTCTGGCCCGCGATAAGGGCAACGGTAGCTTGCGGGCGGCCACGGGCTAACCCGTCCTGTCAGAGGGAACGGGCGATGCGACGGACAGGGATTGCGTGAAGGCGCGATCCGGTAGACCTAACCTTAGCGAGTAAGGGTATGGGTAATTCGAGCGTAGACTTTCGAGCCTACGAAGCGTGCCATAGAGAGGCGGAAGCCTTGTCCCCTGAAAGGCGATAACCTAGGGCCGTAGTGTAAACTACTTAGGGCTAGCTGATAACCTCGCGGGCCTCTGCGCCCGATAACGCGAAAGACAACGCAAGAAAAGCGGAACACTTCGCGGAAAACTGTAAACCGTAACTGGCAGGATACGAGGAAAGCCGCAGAACGCGGGCCTTAGCATCGGTGATGCTTGTAAGCGCCGGTTCGTAAAGCGGCACACTTAATTGTGTTGGAAGGCGGATTACGCGCCCCTCCCCTGAAAATCCGCCTTCCTACTCAGTTAAGCGTAAGGGGAAACGCGATGAAGAAACGTCATATCAATTCGCTCATGTTTTTAGCGAACGATACGCTAGGACATGACATTTGTTGGAGCGGGAAATCCGAAACATGGTTCATGGAAAATGAACGAGACGGGTTTCTAGCGTTCTACGCGGGTTTAGACTTCGCCTTGGAGCGTATGTCTAAGATAACGGGAGTTAGCATTGATAACTTCTCGGTAATGCACAACCCTTACACTCATACGGAGTGAACCGTCATGGAAACCATCGAACTTTCTCGCAAATATGCGGTGATGCAGCAAGACAAGCAAGTCGGCGTTATCACTGCCAACAATTACTCTCACGCGTCTAAGAAGGCGCAACAGCTATTCAACCGCCACGTCTACGTTGAGCGGTTGTCATAAATCCTGCATCCTGTTGGGTGTGTGGATAAGCCACGGGCAATCCTGCCCTATTGGCTAAACCAAAGGAGAATAAATAATGCGTAAGCCTCAGATCAAGGGACTTGCAGGCATTGACAAGGCTATCAAGGCCATTGCCGGTGTTTCGCAGAACCTTAACGAGCGTGTTCAGGACGTCGCAGTTGCGATCATTGAACATGCAGCGGGTCCGGGCAACGGCGACATGAGCCGAGCCCTCACTCTTTGCCAGACGGTAAAGCGTACCCGTACGCTGAACGTCGCTTTCCTCGTCGGCTACTTCCGTTACTTCGGCAGCACTAACGTCAACCTATCTGCCAAGGACGGACAGGGCAGCGTCAATCTCATTTCCAAAGATAGCCTCAGCTATCGCGGCTTTGACGTTGACGGCGCTCGCGTGAACAACTGGTTCGACGCAATGAAGGCCGACGGCGAACGGTCTGCATGGTATGCGGGTCCGGCGCCGGCAGAGTTCCAACCCTACGGGATCGGCGATATTGCCGAGCGTATGGCAAACTTCTGCAAGAACACGGCGAAGCTTCTCGACAGCACCAAGACCGTCAACGGCAAGGAACTTCCTGCCGTACGTCTGGCCGAGGGTGACCGGAAGCAAGTCGAAGCCGCTCTACTGTTCATTCAGCGGATCAGCCAGACGCTGGCCCGTCACGAAGAAGTCGAGCAGGCAGCGCAGGCTCTCGCGGCCGCACAGGAAGCAACTGAGCAGGACAACGAAATCGTCGAAGTTCTGCACAACGTTGCGAAGGAGCAGGCAGTAGCGTAACGAACTGCACTACGGGTTGGCGTTGGTTATCTCACTCCCCCGAGAAGCCAGCGTCAACCCACCCGTTTCACCATTCAATTGGATAGCGAGCCAAAGAACACGCAGTTCGGAACATTCTAGACCCGATGATGCGTTGAGGTAACGTCCGGAGTTAATCGCTATCCTACTGAGTAGTGCCAAAGCACGGGACATGCGAGCCCTATACCCTAGTGGCGGGGATGAATGGACTAACGTTAGGACGCTGCGTTAGCCGGAGCCACCCACTACTCAACTACGTAACAACTGAAAGGAACTAACATGCGTAAGCTTCTTACAATTGCGTTGGCAGTAACATCTATCATCGCCGTGCCAACAAACGCCACCACGCTGGTTAACGGTGCTGGTCCTACTGTTGCCGGTGGGTGTGTGTATCATCCAACACTGTGCTACTTCAGTGCACAACCGGACTTCGTTCGTTTCTGGAACCGCTTTAGCCGGTTCTTTTAATACGAGCCTCTGCTCGGTTAGACTGTGGTCGGACAAGATACGGGTAGAGCCGGTTAGTTAGTCAGTCCGAACGTGAACGTACGATAACACGTCGGCAGTGGGAGTGACGACCCACCACAGTCTATCCAAACAGAGGGGGTGAACATGTCTTACATGCGACAACCGGAGGATTTCCGTCCTTCGCGTGCCGAAGTAATTGTTACTGCGTTAATCATCTTCGTCGCTTTGTTTTGCGGCTTAACTCTTTAGCGGGAGGGCCCGAACTATGCGAACTCATCATTGGTTTGACTTCGAAATGACTATCGAATGTCGTGGTGCCAACAAATCCGTTCGCATCGAAGCTACCGTTTCATCGAACGGTAATGGAATTAAGATCGAAGGTTTTAAGGTCAAGTTGTTGGACAGTAACATCGAAATGGTGCCGTCCGACGCACAAGTAACGGCCATTAAAGCCGAGATCGTTAGACGTTGTACAAGTGCATAACCCCTCAAGATACATAGGAGGAACCTATGCCCGAACGCAAAACACGTGGTAGTCGCGTCAAGCGTGTGGTCGATGTGTTGATGGAACAGCCCCCGATTGTTATGGAGGACGTTCGCAATCTATCATCAGCCGCCGGTGCCGCAATCATACCAACGCCGGAATCGTCGCTACGCCAAGTAGTGGAACGGATTGAAGAAGTCTTCTACGCTGTTGGTACTGAGAAGTTGCCGGGAACAGTAATTCCGGCAGGACGTCAGAACAACTCTAGTGAGGCTTCCGAGTTCGTCGTTGCCGACAAGCTGAAAAAGCTGGCTGAAGAACGTCTTAAGAAAGCCGTGGAAGCTGCTGAAAAGGCTGGTGTTTTCGGTAACAAGGAGGATTACAAGATCGGTGATACGGTCTTCGTTTTCTCTGATCCCAACTTCGCTATCTCGGTGAAGATGGGTAAACCAAGCCAGATGATCGACAGGGGACAAGTTGAGGCGGCAGCTTCAGAGTTCCTCGGTCGTAAGTCTTCCGAGTTCCTTGAGCGTTGCTTCAAGCCAAGAGCGGCGACCAAGCAAATCATAGTGAGTATGAAGTGATGAAAATTTCTCCCGGAATGGTGAAAGAAACCATTGAAGAGATTATCTACGAAGAGCTCAGTTTCTATCTCGAAGATTTATTGGGAATGGGAACGGCAGTTGAAAGATGTGCAGTTAGGCTCACTAAACACGCATATTTCTTCGCTGAATTGCCTGAACCCATTCTCAAACTTCCAGAGATACCAAGACCATAAAGGAGACTAACGATGAACATTATCCTGTTCTACGTTATCGCTCTTGTCCTGTTACGTGCAGGTTACGAGTGTGGTAGCAATCACATCGATTTCTTTCCTTAACTACAAAGAGCGGAGCCTACGCCGAGATAAAGGTAGGGTAAGGGTCGAGTGGGTACGACCTCCGCAATTCTTTTAATCACGATTGAAATGAACAGCGACAGCGTGAGGTGGAGACACCCTAGAATAATCTAGGCGCTGAGTCGATGTGCGAGTCGCATCGCTGTTCTTTCCAGTCGTGTGGTAATGGGCGGGGGTCTATTGTAATACGTCTGGGACGTTGCGGGGAAACAAAAGGCAGCGTCAGTTAAATCCGGTTAGCAATTAAGCAACCGGCTTCCTTACTAATGAAAGGAACTTGGGGGACACCTCATACGGTGTGCGAGTCCGACCTCGCTTCAAGCGTCGGAAATCCCAAAGAAGAAGTAAGTTGTGTTAACCACGAGCCTCTAGGAAGCCCATACAGAGCCTCCTATACTCCGTGGCTATCTAGTACCAAACCAATGCGTATCGCTGCTCCTGCTCGACGAAATCGACGCTCAGGGGCCTTCTATATCCTCTAGTCACGAAAGTTACGCACATGCACGTCCGTTTTACAGTTGGCCGTGGAAATCACAGCAACAAGTTTGATCGTGCCCCGCTTCACACGGCGCAGTGGGACCGGCAGAAAGAAGGTTTCCGTCTGATGCTCGGCTTGCCTGCTCATGGTCACAAAGCGTAATCTATCATCAGCCGCATTTGCCGTAATCGTTGCGTCGCTTGAGAGCGAGCCCGAGACTTGGAAATTCTCGTACAATCGGGCCGAAAGGGGGACTGTCCTAATCTCTATCAGTGGCTGTAATGGGATGTTTCAACGCAGAGAAGTTACCATTAACAGTTCTGGTGGATACATGACGGCGCCTTTTTGGAAAGGCCGACGCATCCAAAAAGCAATTTCACGAGGAAAATCTGTAAAGATACTTCGCGCGGCTGTTGCTGATTTAAAACCTCGTCATACCCCATTGCAGATTGAGGATGCGAAATCTGCTTAAATGGTGGCGTAAGCGTCAAAAAGAGAAGAAACGTCAACAGCTTCTTGCCCTAGTGAGACAGGTTCGAGAAGCAGCAGGAGACTATGATCGTGCCACTAGCACCGTTGCACGTCGAAGTGTATTGCAGAGTAAAGTCAGGCGCCGACGTGTTCGACACGAAGGTAGGGCCACACGGAAAGGTGTATGAACTGAATTTCCTTGACCTTATCAACTTAATCAAAGCCCGTGGCGGGCGCACTCAGAAGAGATTGGAGTATCGACGTTGAGAGAACAACCGATTACTGTTTCTAAAGTAGCCTCGAAAAGCTTCGGCTATGCTGGCTACGATGAAGAGACGGTTGGTATGGTCAAGAGAGAAGTAAGTCCGAATAGTGATGTTTTGACTATTCAGATTTGGGGTTGTACCCCTATCTCTATCAGTACCGGAGACTTCAAAGAAATTGTTAGGTTTGTTGATAAAACCGAAGGGATGACTCTGTGAAAGACGGATACGTTTTTGGAATAGTATCACTTTACTTTGTTGTAGTTTGTCTTCTAGTTTTCGTGGGAACTACTCTGTGAAAAAGCCGAAGCGTCGTATCATGAAGAACTTTGCACTTCGTAACGAACTCATTCAGAAAGGTTTCGTTATTCCTGACAACCTCGTGCCGAAGTATTTGAAGGCACGTGGCTTCACCGAAGCAGCTAAGGCTGCTGCCGTGCGTAGGGGAATGTTCAGTGTCTAGTATCCAGCGCAAGCTCAGACGGGCAGCCGTTCGACGGAACGGCGTCGTACTAGAAAAGAAACCACAACCTACGGTGTTACTACCTGACGGCGGATACAAGACACTTCATCCTACTCGTGGATGGGTTCGTGTGTCTGGCAAACGTGTTAAGATGAGGACAAACTGATGATTTATTTTTTAATTACCTTGGGCCTACTCGTGTATCTTTTGATTGGTATGTCTATTCGCGCTGCAATCATGTGTAAGCACGCCGGTAAGTACGGAGTGTCTTATATTATATCTTCTGACGCCGATGCGATAATGTTTTGTTGGCCTTTTTGGCTAGCTTTTCGTATTGTTGTCCTACCGATTGGGGCGATATTCGCATTGTCGAACCGGTTGTACAAGCTTTGCTATCGTTTCAAAACAGGTAAAGACCCCATTTATTACTGATCTGCGAAGGAGTGAAATCCTGAGCGGCAGGTAGGGGTGTAGTTGGTCCGGCTGATCACACGCGCTAGACAGTAGCTAGCAGTTAACTCGAATGTAAGTCCGGAATTGGAAGTCCTAGGTGCATAACTGTAAAGGCTTCTTTGGATGGGTGGGCCAGACGCATGACTGGTAACTACACCCTTACCGACAATTTGTTAATAAGGAGAATGAAAACATGTTTAAAGTTGGTGATAAAGTAATTGCAAAAGAGAACTCGTCGTACGGTCCTTTGGTTCGCAATCAGACCTATACCATTGATGGCCTGAACGAAAAGGTCCAGGATAGTAACAGTGAACCGGCTTACTTTCTAAAAGAAGTGGGACGAAAGAACTCCGGTTTCTTCGCTTTTAGGTTTTATGACAAGGCGGTTGACACACAGTTCAACGCTTCAACAGCAACCGATCAGGAACTCGCTGACGAGTATCGTCGTGTTCGTAAAGAACTTATGAACATACATAACGAGTTGGATGTGCGTGGATATAGCGTTAATAGCCAAAGGGAAGTAACTACCATCGTCAAGACAACTAAGATTGAGCTATGAAGCGGATACTAGTCTACGGTAGTCTTCGTCGTGGGCATCGTGCCCATCGTTCGTTGGAGATACGTCATGCGCAATTCATCAAAGAAGTTCGTGTACCGGGATTTGATTTGCTGGCCCTCGGCTGGTATCCCGGCATCAAAGAGAACCCAGAGAACAAGGACGGTTTTCTTGGAGAGTTGTACGAAATTCCCGATCATCTGTGGGATGAACTAATACAACACCTTGACTATTACGAAGGGTACTTTCCCGACAACCTCGAACGTAGTCTCTTTCTACGTACCGAGATTGAGATCGAAGGACACCCGACTACCGTGTACACGTACAACGGTAAGACAAGTAACGAACTTGTAGTCAAGGTTCAATCAGGAGATTGGAATGCCGCTTAGAATCTATCATCACGTGCGCGGTTTGTGGGACTGTTGGTTGTGTGGTCGGCACGCTGCTGACTGTAAGTGCGAGAAAGACGGGGAGTAGCAGTGTACGAAGGATTAACACCCGAAGTCAATGAGATTGTAAAGAAAGCTGTTGAAGCTTATCCGAAAGCTTGGACCAGCCGTTCGTCCACACAAGTCTGTGCTTTCAGTATGTTCAGCAAGAAGACCGGAGCCAGTAAAGGGGATCGTGGGGCCGGTGCTGTTTGCCACAACGCTTTCTCTTACGGACAAGTAAAGGATTTGATTGTAGTTAACGCTCATCTTCCTGAGTGGAACAACAAAGACTTCCTGTTGTGGGCCACACAAGAGTCTCCGTTTGCTCACGGCGTACTTAACCGTAACGACGCCGACGAACTGATTAATCATGCAGCAGTTCTAGACGCTGACGTAATCGGTAACGGCGGAGCTTTGTGGGTGTGTAAGGCTGTTCGTCACTTCATGGAGGATACGTGGGTTCCTGACACGTGGAGTAAACTTCGTGAGTATGGTTTGGACGGGTTGCAGGCGTTCATCGGTGCTGACATTCTTAACAAGGACGGGGGACCGAAAGGTGGAACGCACGTAGGTTTGTTCTCTTACGGCCCTCCAAAAAAGCTTCGTGCAAACTACGACGAGATTCGTAATCTGAAAAGTATCAGCGGAGGCAATGCGTACAGGAACGGCGGTTATAACATTTACGGAGATAGTGGCGTTAAAATTTGGGGAAGTCTCAAAGGAAAGAAAGTAAAGATGGACGACGGGTGGGGGGGTTTCATCGAAAAGTACGCTCAGTGTGATCCAAAAGAATATGCTGAACAACTTAAAGAAATTTTTGAAGGAGATCCAAAGAATGTCGGTTAAAAAGAAAGAGGAACAGGCGCGGCCACGCGTGTACGTAGTGGGCGGCGGGTTCGAGTACATACGGTTGATGTTTACTCTCGGTTGTGACGGAGCAAAGGGCATAGAAGATGCCGACATTGTTCTGTTCACGGGCGGCGAAGACGTTAATCCTGAACTGTACGGCGAAGCCCCTATGCCGAAGACGAATTACAATCGTCTGCGTGATGAGAAGGAACAATTGATTTACAAGGCAGCGTTGGAGCGAGAGCTTCCAATGATCGGTATTTGTCGTGGCGGTCAGTTCCTTAACGTGATGAATGGTGGTAAGTTGTGGCAACACGTAGTTGGACATACGGGTAATCATATTGCTCGTATCGAAGTACCGCCGTTCAAGAACAACAAACGCAGAACGATTGAAGTCACGTCAACCCATCACCAGATGATGATACCTACCGAAGACGCAATCATGCTGGCTACGGCTAACAGTGCGTTGGAGAAGCACGCTCCGGCTTTGTCCAAGCTAGGTAAAGAAGACGATGACGTAGAAGTTGTGTTCTACAAGGACACGAGTTGCCTGTGTTTCCAGCCGCATCCTGAGTTCCACTCTGCTCCGCCTGAGTGTGTGGATTTCTTTGAAGAATGTCTTGACAATTGGATTTTCCCCAACATTCCTAACCGAATGGTGCAGATGATCCACAACCAAGGAAGTGTGACACCGCGATGAATGATAAACGTTATCTGTATTCTTACAGAGGTTCGGTGACTCAAAGAGCGCCTATGTCAGAAGAAGAAGTCCTGAAATACATTGACTCTAGTGTAGAAAGATTTGAATCTGATCGAACACTATTTCAAATTTTAGAGCTTGTTCCTGTTAAGGTAAAAACAACCAGAGTTCTCGAAAGGGTTTCTGAATAATGTGTGGACTTGTAGGAATGGTAGGTTTCCTCGAACACAAGCACAAGCAGGCGATGAGGGATTTGCTATTCCTTAATACGCTTCGAGGAAAGGACTCTACTGGAATATCTGCGGTCAGTCGTGAGAAGGGTGTACTCACCCGTAAGATGACAATCCCCGGTTACGAATTCATTGAGTATCCTGCCGTAGACAAAGCCATGAAGCATGGTGATCAGCTTTGGATGGGACACGGTAGGTTCAAGACGTACGGGGACGTGACAAGGGCTAACGCTCATCCTTTCGAAGTCCTCGACGACGAGGGTTACGTCATGATGGTCGGCACCCACAACGGTACGTTGAATAACAAGTGGGACTTGGAACGTAAGCTGAAAGGTGAAAGGTTCGACACCGACAGTGAAGCTTTGTTCAACTGGCTGGTTGAAGCGAAAGACTTCAAGACAGGCATCAACGAACTTCGTGGTGCGTGGTCGCTGGTGTTCTGGGATCCAACTACGGATTCGCTGCACTTCTGCCGTAACAAGGAACGTCCGCTTGTCTTCGCCTACACCAAGGATCACAAGGTTCTTATCTACGCGTCGGAACCGTGGATGATCCTTGCTGCTTGTGGTCGGAACAACGTAGAGTTGGACAAGAACGATTCTGGTCTGTCTTGTTACTCAACCCTGCCGGATCATCTTTACACCATTAAGATTCCTCAAGATCGGGATAAGGCGTTGCCTGACTTTGAGAAGGAAGGGGGTTATGTCGGAGCAGCCGAGGCCACCTTTCGCAAGTTCAAAAACTGGTGGGACGACGACCCGAACCTCGACGAAGAAGGAAAAAAGAAGGCGAAGGCTGCTCATGAAAAAAGAAAAGCAGATGAGCAGGAGGATAAGAAGGTAGTATATCTCGGTCAGCCTCCGAAGGTTGGAGATAAGGTTCGAGGTTTTAACAACACTCTTATCTCACGAGAAGAATACGACCAGCTTCGAGCGAAAGGTTGTAGTTGGTGCAAGGATGCGCTTGAGCCGGGTACTGTTGTCGCCCACATTAACGAAGACAGCCTTGTGTGTGTTCGTTGTATGCGGGATACTCATCCTAAAACCGATGGAGACTGCGTTCGGCGTTGGGAAGATGACGAGCTCGACGATCCGATCCCTTTTGATCTCACGATCTTTGGGAAAGACGTCCCACAGGGGGCGGGAGCATCTGATGAGCACAAGCGTCTTATGCAGGCAGCAGCCGGGTCCGCCAAAGAAACCCTTGGTTGATCTTAACGGTAATTGTCTAAGGAGAAATTAAAGGTGTCACTAGCGATTAAGTACGAGAACGTAGACGATGCACGTATGCGTCTACGTCACACTGTAGTTTTGTACAAAGGTTTACCGGTTCGAATTGAAGACGTTCAGCCGGGTGACGGAAGAGAAGAGATCCTTCGAGTTCTCATTAAGGAGCTTCCAATTGACTCACCACAGCAGGATAAGTTCGGGCGGATCAAAGTCAACTTGGGCGAAGACGTAGATCCGAAACGGAAGTACATTTCCTCTAAGCACTTCGACATAGCTCCGTTTCGTATGGGTTACGTAAATCGTCCTGATAAGTCGGGGGCGTTCTACTGTTCTCGGTTGCCAAGTCGAGTGCAGAAGCAAGGGCTGTGTGCGGAGAACTTCAAGGCGATTGACAACTTCGGAACTGGCGTTCCTTTTGCCCAGTTCCTTGCGTGTAAGGAAGTTCTGGCGATGGTGACGGGCGACTATCCTTCGTTCACTCAAGCCCTTGAACTTGTCGCCAAGGTTCCGTCTGTTGCGTTTCACAGGGACTACGCTCTAGTCCGGGACGAAGTAATCCCCAAACTCTTCTACGTTTATTACAAAGGAGCGAAGGTCGGCATGTTCAACAAAGACGAGGTATATCTTGGCGACAAGTTTTCTTGTTTGAAGGAGAGTCTGATGGAAATGAGATTGAAAGTAGGGGTGTGTTAGAGATATGGAACCAAAAGTTTTCCTGAACCACAAAGTCTCTCGTGTTACGGGAGGCAAGACGGTAGAGGGACATAAGTTCGGAATTGAACTAGAACTCGAAGGGCGTAACGTAGGATTGCAAGACATTGCGGTTCGCGGTTGGGGTCGTCACATGGACGGCTCTCTTCGTGGTGAAGCAATCGAATACACCACTAACGGAGCTAAGTCTTTGGACGAAGCGAAGAAGTGTGTGGTCGAATTGTTCGAGAAGTTCGGTACGAACAAAGTAAGACTCAACGAGTCCATTCGAACGTCAACCCACGTTCACTTGAACTTTTCCGACAAGCCGGTGAAGCAGGCGATTAACTTCTTCACTTTGTTCACGTTGCTTGAAGAAGTTCTTCAGTATTATTCGGGCGAAGATCGGAAGGGTAACAACTTCTGCATCAGTACCAGAGAAGCTGATGGTGTTGTAGGTGTGTTGGCATTGTCTATCGGACGAGGCGATCTATCATCATTTGCGGCGGATCGGTTCAAGTACGCGGCGTGTAATCTCTCTACGTTGTACAAGTTCGGGACGATTGAAGTTCGTACGATGCGTGGTGCACAGTCGGCAGAAATGGTTAACGCGTGGCTGGACATTCTAAATGACATGTATAATTACGCCACCAACGTAATGGTCAGTCCCGCGAAGCTAGTGACAGACTTGTCAGTTCTTGGGGCTGAAGGTTTGATGCGTGCAATCTTCTCTCCGAAGAACTTGAAAGAGTTGATGCTTCACTTTCCGCCAATCCAGACGCTTCACTATTCGCTGATGGAGGGCGCCCGTCTTGTTCAAGTGTTTGCTTACGAACATGACGAAGCTTTTAAGGCTGACGTTGAACTACCTAAGGAAGCCGAGCTTGAACTAGAAAACCTTCCTGTCGGAAAAGGAAATATTTCAGTCTGGACTGTTCGGGGAGAAAGGTTGCAAATTTACTTGCCCGACGGAACTCCGTGGAACGTATTTGCCAGAAACGGTAGAGACGTTTTTAGAAATGGAGAGGCTCTAGAAGATCGTGGAGACTGTAGGTGGTCAACGGCACTTCAAAGGTTCGTAATGTCTTATCCGGGAGGCCGTAAAATTCCGTGTCGGTGGGTTAATCATGATCGTTTTGGAAACGAAGGGCCGCCTAACTTTAGAGAAGCTCTACCTCATGATGATGATGATGAAGACGACATGGATCAGGGTGAAGAAGAAATGGAGAACGATTTTTAATATTATGAAGAAGAAGTCTGCAAATAAGATGGAAATTTTGGTTGGTTGTGATCCCGAGTTGTTTGTGACTAATAATGAAGGCCGGCCTCGGGGTGCGTACGGATTGATCCAAGGTACTAAGGAAAGTCCGTTTAAGGTTGCTAAGGGTGCGTATCAAGTCGATGGTATGGCGTTGGAGTTTAACATCGAACCTGCGGCAAACGAGAATGAGTTTGTGGAGAACATTAGTACGGTTATGCAGCGTCTTCGTGCTGACGTGCCGTCTGAATTTAAGTTCCTCATCAAACCTTCGGTACGCTTTCATCATGCCATTCTTAAGGCAGCGCCGGAAGAGGCGAAAGAGTTGGGCTGTCAGCCTGACTTCTCAGCGTACACGTTGAAGGAAAATCCCAAACCAAATGCAGAGACGACACTTCGTACGGCGTCTGGACACATTCACATTGGGTTCACTAAAGACGCCGACGTGAGTAGTGAAGAACACATGGTTAGGTGCGCTACGCTTGTTAAGCACCTTGACTTGTTCCTTGGGATTCGTTCCTTGGAGTGGGACAAGGACAAGACCAGACGACAGTTGTACGGTAATCCGGGTGCGATGCGGATTAAGCCTTACGGTGTCGAATACAGAGTTCTGTCTAATATGTGGCTTGACCGAGAAGAACTCGTACGGTTCGTCTACCGTCAAACCCTACGGTGCATCGAAGATCTTCGGACTAACGGCGCACTGACTGAAAAGGATTATGAGTATATCGCGAATGACGTTAAGGACGGATGTCGGCAGTATACCAAACAAATCATCTGGGCTATGTCGGCCAAGGGTAAGGCTGCAATCGCGCAGGCAGATAAGTTGAAGATTGGAGAATAAGTGAGTCGATATTTCCTGATTGGAAACGTTGGGTTTAGGGTTTGGTTTAAACCTAGTTTCTGGTCTTTTCATTACATCAAAGACGGTTTCAAAAGAGCTCTGGGCTTAGGTCCTTTTGAGTTCTATTTTAATTCAGGAGAATATCGTGAGTATTAAAGTATTTCCGTACAGAGCCGGTTCTCGTGGTGCCAAGGCTCTAGCTGATGCGTGTGGTGGACGTGTGCTTAGGCGTCAGGGCAGTAAGTACCGGTATCGTGAAGGTGACTTGGTGATTAACTGGGGAGCCTCCGACTGTCCTAAGTTCCCCAAGGTAGCGAACATCGCCGACACCATTGAACCGGCCAGCAACAAGCTGAAGTGTTTTAATCTTATGAAGGAAGCTGGCGTCAGCATCCCGAATTTCTGGACACGAAAGGAGGATATTCCAAATGACGCATTTCCTGTCATGTGTAGGACGAAGCTTCAAGCTCACAGCGGAGAAGGTATCGTTGTGGCTGAGAGGCGAGATCAGTTGGTTCAAGCGCCTCTTTACACTGGGTATGTAAAGAAGAAAGACGAATATAGGTTGCACGTGATCCGCAAACCGGGTCAGGCGGCGTCTATTATCTTGTCTCAGCGTAAGGCTAAGAAGAACGGAGTTGACGATGCAAACTTCATGGTGCGTAATCTTGCTAACGGCTTTGTGTATGTACTTGCTGATCACACTCCGATTTGCGTGGAAGAACAGGCGATAAAGGCTCTCGAAGCTACTGGTCTGGCTTTCGGAGCAGTAGACGTGATCTGGAACCAGCATCAGAACAAGGCTTACGTCCTTGAAATCAACACGGCTCCGGGGTTGGAAGAACGAACTGCCGAGGCTTATGCAAGAGTGTTTAAAGAAATAGCTTGACAGAATGGAGAAACTGGTGTATAATACACGTAGATGTTGTGCAGAAAGGTTAATACCCTATGCCTAGATGGGAATTGGATATGATGCCTGACTGGGCAGAACAAAGAGTAGTACCTGCCGGAGCCCGGAGGGCGGAGGCAGCTAGGGATCAAAGAGTTAATGAGAACGATGCTCCTGTAGATTGGCAGGCGGATGCAGACGCTAATCGTCTTATGAATGCGAGAGCAGAACACGCCCAGAGACTTCAAGAGGTAAGGAATTTAGTGGTCGAACTTAATGATCCTTTTCCTCTACCTAGGGGCGGTGTTGTAGGTCGTCGCATTCTACCGGGTATCTACGACAGCGGTAAACGCGGAGAAGAACTGTTCGAACTGATCCTGTCGGGTATACGGGAAATCTACGACGTTACTGCCGTCATAGCTGGTGGTGCCGTAAGGGATCTAGTGAACGGTGCGTCTGGCACTTCTAAAGATGTGGACGTATTCATTCCTATCGATCCTAACGTCTTCATTGATCAGTCAGGAGAACTAGGTTGGCAAGGTCCTACGCAACTCGTTAAGCTTGGGCCGTACAAGAAAGATCAGAGCGGCTGTGTCTTTCCTACGCTAGGTCGTGGGTCTTCCGTCGTCCAGAACATGTCTGTTGATCTTGTCTTCACTGAGAAGCCTCTGTCTCCTGATGAGGTTAAACTCTTTCCAGTTCACGCACAAAGGTGTGTGTATACGTTGGAAGGAGGAAAGATGGTGTCACCAGAAGCCCAGAAGGACTTCGACAACAATACATTCACCATCGACCCTACGATAAAGGATAAGGCACGTATCGAGAAGATCGTTGATAAGATCGAAGGATGGAAGAAACGTCCTGAATACAAGAACTGGAAGATAATTACGCCAGAAGTGAAAGAGTGGTGGGAAGATGCCTAATCCAAACGAACTACAGAGAATGGAAGAAGAACTAGAAGATTTGGTGGAGTCCCTTCCACACATCTATAACAAGAAACTCAAGGAAGAATGCCTACGTGAGGTACGAAGACTTGAAGGACTACTAGGAATAGAGAGTAAACCGTACAACCAATGAGGTGTTATATTTGTGACGTTGAGTTGACTGAGGGTGAGATTTCGCTTGACAAGGAAATGAAGAGTAATCCGTGTACTTCTTGTCAGCAGATTATCTTTGAAACAGCGTTCTCCGGTAAGTTTAAGAATGCCTCGTACGAGATCAACGATCCCGAGGATTACTCGGACGACTTCGAACCGGATGATGAGAAGTTTGCGGAGTTAGTGGCAAATGACTTGTAAACACACAACTAAACGACCCATCCCGAAGATGTATTGTTACATCTGCGGAAGCTGTAGACGGGTTCTACATCCAGAAGAGGCAAGGTACATTCTAACTTCTTTTGAACTGTTTCCTGATGGACCTGCTGTGGATTTGCAATAAGGACTTGACAACTTGATCTAAATGGTATATACTCTTCGTATAAGTTGTTAGCGAGGAGAATACACTGAGTATCAAAGTTAAAGACCCCGATGGGCACCAATGCCCCGAATGCCCGTCAACTGACGGATTGAAGTTTCAAGCCAACGGATGGAGCAAGTGTTTCTCCTGTGGCAAGAACTTTCCCCCTGTAACCCACGGCGTAGAAGGAGAAAAACGTGCAGCTACGGTACACAAAATCAAGCGCGCCGCCATTGAGTTGGGGGACCGCTTTGTCGAACTGCCAGACCGCAAGATCTCTAAGGCTACGGCTGAAAGGTACAAAGTCTGGCGAGAAGACGGAAAGGATTTCTTCCCTTCCTTCAAAGACAACAAGCACGTTGGGACTAAGTACCGTAACCTAGAGAACAAGCGTGATCAGCGGTGGACGGGAGATCAAGGCGAGCTCTTCGGGGCTCATCTGTTCCCGTGATT